CAGGAATATACTGACTGATGATACGAGCTTTGATGCCACCATCTTGTAGTATTGTACGAACAACACCAAGCACTTCACGCTCTTCCAATAATTGTGTACGCTCTTCTTGTTTCTTTGTAAGAGCTTTTTCTAATTTTTGTAATTTAGTTGTATCAACTTCGTCAACCTCTTTTTGTGCATCATCTAATTCTTTTTTCATTGAAACGAGAGCGTTCTTAGACATTTTAATTTCAGCGCGATATTCAGATATCTTAAAGTTTACTGATTGTATTTGTTCTTCAACTTTAGATATTGCATTAAGTCTGTCTTGATGTTTCTTAATAACCGTAGTTGTAGATTGTAGTCCAGCTTCAATGTCTTTTTTCTCTTCGTTCTTTTCTGTAATTCTTTCTTGTTTAAAATCGTGAGCAATACCTTGTTTGCAAGTTGGACAGTCATCATTGTGTTCATAGAAAGATAGCTCTTTTTCAAATGCAAGACGATCGCGATCTAATTGTGATCTCTTTTCTGTTGCATTTTGGAACGCTTGCTTTTCATCAGCTTTATCTGAAATGTCATCATATAAAACTTTAAGTATATCATCTTGTGTATCAATGAGCTCATTTTTACCTTCAATGGCAGTAATATGCTCATTCATTTTCTCTTTGATTTTAGATACTTCAACTTCTTTAATCTTACGAATCTCATCATTGTTCTCTTTAGCGCTTTCAATTTTAGATTCTGTCAACTCAATCTGATAAGAGTTTTCATTAATGTTGTCTGTGGTTTCTTTCATTTGGTCTTTAGCTAACCATCCCATAGTACTGAATACTTGAATGTCTAGTAAATCCTCAATGATGTCTCGTCTTGCACCAGCATGTAATTCCATAAAGGGAACATATGTAGCTGAACCAAGAACTACAATCTGATTAAATGATTTATAGTTAATGCCGATAATAGAAGTTTCTAAATATTCTTGGTAATCTTTCTTTGCTGCATCTTGGTTAATCAGTGCACCGTCTTGGTAAATTTCAAATACTCCTGGGCGCATACCACGGCGAACCATGTAATTTTTACCACCGACTTGAAAGTATATCTCGACAAGTAAATCTTTATTGTTGATGGTATTGATTAGCTGAGCTTTATTGACTTTACGAAATGGCTTTCCGTATAGACCAAATACAATAGCATCAAGCAATGTACTTTTACCAGAACCATTAGATCCACTAATTAAAGTAGTTGGTTTGGTATCAAAGTCAATTGTGGTAAAGTTGTTTCCTGTGGATAATATGTTTTTGTATTTAATCTTTTTAAACTGAATTCGCATTATAAACTAAGGGCCTCATGATATAAGTCGTCGATAATTTCTTTTACTCTTGTCTTATCAACTTGGGTCTCTATACTATCTATATACTGGTGAAGGATTTCTCCAGTGTCTTTTGTTTCGTCAAGTACTTCATCGACACCTACATGTTCAAGGTTAAGATTATCATCAATCGCCTTGACATCAACTGCACCACAGTCACTCATACGACTCATAAAGAGATCATACAAATAAGCGTTGGTACGATTTTTCACTATGACTTTAACAAATGTATCTTTGTATCGGTCAACATCAAAATTAGCAACATCATCAACTGTCCAGTCTGAATCGTCGTAATCAATTTTATAGAAAACTTTGTTTGGATTTTCGTATTTTGTCATCTCTCTTGTTTCAGTGTCAAACACATGGAAACCACGGCTACCATTATAATCTGACCAAGTCATTTCATAAGGAGCACCAAGATATTCTACATTTCCATAACGAGATGGGTGGTGAAAGTGACCAGAGTAAACATCTTCAAAATTCTTAAAGACTTCCATTTCTGTGCCGTGAGTACATGGGACACCTTTTAACATTTCAAATCCTTTCACTTCAAGGTGACCCATAACTACGTCAGCTTTACTTTCAGCTAGCATTTTGTAATTATATTCTGCATTCTCTTTATTAATCCAAGGAAGCATTAAGAACGTAGTGTTTCCAATAGTCAGATGTTCTGCTTTATCTTCATAAAGATTAAAATTCTTATAGTCTTGCAACAAGAGATTCATACTATTTACATCATTAGTATTTGTATAGTAAATATCGTGGTTGCCAATTAGACAATGAAAATCAATTTTACGCTTGTCAAGTTCATCAAAAAAGAACTCACGACATCTTTGTAAACTTACGAAGTTGACATATTTACGCCTATCAAAAGTATCACCAAGGTCAAATACTGTTGTGATATTATGTTCATCGACATAAGGAAAAAATACCTCTTGGAAAAACTTTCTTTGTACTTCGTGAAATACACGACTATCTCCTCTTGCTCCAAAATGCAAATCCGTAACGATTGCTATTTTCATTTAATCTCCTAAGTTAAGCGTAGTTGATGCTTTTTTCTTATCTATTTCTTCTGCTGGGTCAAGCGTTCTATTCTTTTCAAACTCTTCCATTCTGCGCATAGCCTGCATAATTTGGTTGCGCTGTTTTGTAATTTTATTTTTCTTTTTAAGAGCTCGGTCCCACTTTAACCGCGAGACCTTCTCTTTATATACTACCCCGTTGAGATGATCAAACTCATGCATAAAGCATCGAGCTCCATATCCTTCAAGCGTACCACCTTGTTCTTGGCCTTGTTCGTCTAGCCATTTAGCCGTAACTGTAGTTGGGCGAGTGACTTTTAAATACATGTCTGGAAAGCTAAGACAGCCTTCTGGCTCACATTCCGTTTCTTCGCCAAAAGCTACAATTTCTGGATTGATTACCATGATAGCAGTTTCTTTTGATTCGCCCATTACAAAACATCTATAATCTAAACCAACTTGACAAGCTGATAGTCCGATACCTTTATGTTTTACCATCACATCGACCATTTGATCTTTGAGATCAGCCGCATCGGCAAATATTTGTTTGACTTCTTCAAAATCAAAATCTTTTAATCCTTTACCGAGGATTGGGTCGGGGTAGTATACTAATTTCATAATTTACCTTCTTCTCTCATTTGTGCTCTAATTTTTGTAGCACTGATATTATGTACTTCTTCACCCAAGTCATGCTCTGTAAATGTATAGCCTACACCTCGTCCATAACTAATGTCAACGATGTTTGGTACTTCTAAAATAAGATATTCACGTCCATTTAAATAGCCATGCTTTTCTAAACCTTGCTCAATACCTTCAACAACTTGTATCATTCCAAATGGATTGTCGTCCTGTTTAACTGTACGACCTGCACCAGCATCGCCATCATATTTGTACACGTCACGTACCATTATAACAACTTGTCCTGTAATTGTCAAGGCTTTTTTGAATAATTTTGTGTGACCATCATGCCATGGTTGCCATCTACCCAACATCTGCACTGTTGGTTTCTTATAATCGAATGCTTCTTCTGGATTTATCATTTCTTTACTCCAAATTTAATATGATTATACCATAGGCGCTCGTGACCATAATATAATACAAATTTTATTACTATATCAGCAAGAAAAACCGCGCCGACTGCTTTCTGTGGTAAACCAAAGTATAAGGCAATTGCTGCAGTTGTAATACTTGCTATAATTCTCCATGTAACCGCTTTTGCTAAATGTCTAGCTTTTGTTACTTCACTCATATTTCGCTTTGATGATTCGAGATAAGTGTACATGTACATCTGGTTGCCAGGTGTGTATAATGTGATCTACTTTCTCAGGGGTCTCAAAGATTTTATTAGTATCTTCAAAACGACCTTCAGATATTGTATCCATCCAAACAGCATAGTCTGGCTGAAAATCTATTCGAGCTTTTTCAAACGGACAAACAAAATCTGTGATAGCATACTTACCAGCTCGAACTACTCCGTCTGATAGAAACTTCATTCTCATTGCTTGTCTCATACGACCTTCGTCACTAAAATCCCAGTCGTCATATTCTTCACGTACTTGGTCAGCGTTAATCCAAACACCGTCCAAAAATTCTGCCAACGGTTCTGCTAAATAACTTTTACCAGATCCAGGAAGGCCGAAAATCAGTATTTTCTTCATTTTTTATCACTACTTCCTTTCTTAAACTTACTTTCAAATTCACTAATGAATCTGCTTATATACTCAGGCGGTTCGTTCATAGAGATAGTTTGGTTATCGCTATCTTGTAGAATGCTCTGAGTCATCATATTTTGAGAAGCTTTAAACTTGATATAAGTTTGTTTCTTCTCTTTTTGTATACGCCGAAGGAATGCAAACCAAATAATCTGTGTGAAATACGCGAACGGATTGTGCGATTTCTCTGGATCAAAATTG